ACCAACTCCCAGTACAGGGAACATATAATGCTTCTATCGACTTTGGTATGACTGACCCGACAGCCGCAGGTTTCGTGAAGATTGACTACGAGGGTAATTGGTGGGTCTACGATGAGATTTACCAGCCTGATTTACACCTTGACCAGCTCGTCTATGTCCTTCGTGACAAGATGGGTGATGACCACTTTAGCCGCATATTAGGAGATGGGGCCGCTCGTTTTGAGCTTGAATCGCTTCGTGCCCGTAGATTCCGTATTACCGCTGCCAAGAAGGGTGCCGACTCCATTTTCAATGGTATTAAAGAAGTCAAAGCTCTACTTGCAATCCGCCAAGACACTGGCAAACCAAAGATATTCATTCGTGCTTCCTGTAAGAACCTAATTAAAGAGTTTGAATCATACTCGTGGATTAGAGACCAATTCGGGGAGATCACAAATGTTGCAGAAGATAAAAATAACCACGCAATGGACTGGGTCCGGTATCTAGCAATGGACCGTGCAACCCCAGTTAAACGTGAAAAAAGGAAAAGAGAGTATGACCCAGTCACCGGACGGCCCCTCAACTGAGCTCGAGCCGTACAAAACTAGTGATACACCATATGCAGCGTTCCTGCACTATAGTGGACACAAAATTGTGGGTTCCAAACAGGACCCCAACGACTACAAACGGGAAGTTCTTATCTTCATTTTTACCGACGAAATCCTAGACCTTGAACAGGAATGGCGTGTCGGTAAGGCAATCGGAGACCTGAAAAGGTACCACCGCTCGCTGAAGATAGTCAACCGTGTCGTAAATGAAAATCGTAAAAAAAGGGACAACTAATGAGCATATTCGGAGACATCTTAGGACTACCGTTTGAAATTATAGAAGACGTCGCTGGCGACATCAAAGATGTATTGGAGGAGCTATAATGCCAACAATTTCACTCCAGATGATAGTGAAGGACGAGTTCGATCAAGTCGCACTGCTCGTTCAAAATGCCGTAGATTACTTCGATGAAGTGAATTTAACCGTTTCAGATAAATCAACCGCTGACAAACTGGCTAAGATTGCCAAAGCAGTCCCTCGTGTTCATGTGAAACACCGTGCATGGAACAATCGCTTTGATGATGCCCGTAACGACAACTTCATGATGTGTACCTCGGACTACGCCTTCTGGCTTGACTCCGATGATACCTTTGATTTCACTACCATACCGGAAATCCTTGACCTTGCAGTACGTAACCACATCGACGCCCTGTTCCTACCATACAACTACGCTCAAGACGAAGACGGCAACTGCATCACTAAACAGTATCGAGAGCGCTTACTCCGCATGGCCTCAGGTTTCACGTGGAAAGGATGGGTTCACGAGACCCCAATCTGGCCTTCTACCAACTATGTCAGCCATATCCTCGATAGCCCTGAAGTTACGCACAATATGACCGAAGGACACACCGAAAGCTCCGTTGCCCGCAACCACGCTATCCTCGAAGAAGCTTACAAAGTCGATGATGACCCCCGAATTATCCACTATTACGGTATGTCACTGTTCACTAAAGGTGAATATGCTAAGTCAATCAGCGTCTTACACGACTATTTACAGGTTGGTGGCTCTCAAGAGGACATTTACCGTGCTCTGTCGCTAATTAGTGAATCTGCCTACCATCTCGACAAGTTTGACCTTGCACTCGAGTTCGCAACTAAGGCTGCAACCCTCAAACCTGCCTATCCTATGGCTTTCTGGCTCCTTGCTCAGTATGAAGCCGATCAGGGAAACTGGCCCGAAGCACTTGAGTGGGTAAAAGTCTCTATGACCAAGGAAGACCCCAAAACTCTGTCCGTATGGGACCCCAGCGCCCGTGAACGTGCTATCTTAATCGGTGCTCAAGCTGAATTTATGCAACAGCACTACAACACCGCTCTTCAGTGGCTCCGTAAAATACCTCGAAATGCTGATGCTATCGAACTTATGGATGGTTTCATCGAAGAAGCCGACGCTGAGACATTCGTCAAGCTATTACCTAAGATTCGCAAGTTTTTCTACAATGATAACTACTTATGGGAAGCTCTCTGCCGTGATATGCAGTACGATACCCGGCTCCAGTCACTCCGTTTCGCTACTCACAAGCCTAAAAAGTGGGCTGATGACTCTATTGTCATCTTCTGCGGTGAAGGTTATGAAGAGTGGGGACCTCAGACGATGGATAAGGGCATGGGTGGTTCCGAAGAGGCAGTTATCTACCTCTCACGTGAGCTTTCCAAGCTTGGCTACGACGTCACCGTCTTCGGTGAAGTGCCACACCCAACTGCTGATGTGACCCTTGAACCAAAGGAATACAACGTCAAGTACCGTCCTTGGAAGGAAATCGACAACCGTGACGAGTTTAACATCTTCGTCGCATGGCGAGCACCACAATACCTCGAACTTGTCAAGGCAAAGGTCAAACTAGCCGACATTCACGACATCATCCCCGAACAGGTCGTCAAAGACATCGAAGGTGCTACTTACATGTTTAAGAGCGACTACCACCGTGACCTATACAAGCCTGTTGACTCACGAGTCGTCGGCAACGGTATCGCAAAGGTACAGTTCGATGACAAAGCTTGAAATGTATGTCAAGCGCCTCCAGACCGTCCAGAACATGACGGAGGACCTCGCTGCTAAGGAATTAGCCGAGATACTCATGGACATCTTAGAAGATATGAATAAAAACGAAATGGGATTCAAAGCAAAATGACACCGACAAAAATCATCCAGATAGCCCCATCTACCAGTTTAGTCTACGGACTAGGCGATGATGGCCTACTGTACTACTGGAACACAAACATTAACGACTGGACACTTGTAAAAGCATGAAAAAGCAGATCATAACTGGCGATGAAGCCAAGAAACAACTCCTAGAAGGTGCCAAGCTGCTCTATGACGCAGTTTCTAGCACTCTCGGTCCTAAGGGCCAAAACGCTGTTATTGAAGCCTATGGCGAACCAATCGTGACGCACGATGGCGTAACAGTCGCTAAATCTATTGAAAACGTCAAGGATTGCTCTCCCGGTGCCCGTGTTGGTATCGAGATGATTAAATCGTCCTCGAGCAAGACTAACGACAACGTAGGTGATGGTACGACTAGTTCTACCATCCTCGCCTATCACCTGATGGATGGCGGTATGACCCGTATCCAAGCCGGTAAGAACGCTATGATGCTCCGCAGGGAGCTAGACACTGCCGCTGAAGCAGTCCTCAAGGCTGTAGACAAGCTCAGTACCAAGATCAAGACCGAAAAAGAGACCGTTGAAATCGCAACTATCTCTAGTGAGAACCATGACATCGGCAAAGAAGTCGGCCACATGTACCACGTACTTGGCAAAGACGGCATGGTTGTTGTTGAAATCGGCCAGAAACCCGTTATTGAGTACGAAATTGTAGAGGGTTATACCTTCGACCAAGGTCTCCTTAACCCATTACTAGTGACTGATCCACGGACCCAAACCAGTGCTGTGAAGCATCCTGTAGTCCTCGTATGCCACCAGACTGTCGGCCTAATCGACGTGTTCCAACTCTGCCAAGACCTCTATAACGCAGGTCGTGACGGCATTGTAATCATCTGTGATGACTTCAAGAATGACCTTCTCGACTGGGCAGTCCAGCGTCAGGGTGAGTTCGACGTCATCGGTGTCAAGTCACCGGGCTTTGGTGAACAGCGCATGGAACGCCTCAAAGACCTCGCTGCCTTCGTCGGCACCGAAGCCGTAGGTAACAAGTTCCCTAAGAAAATCTCTGACCTAAAGGCTACTGACCTCGGCACTTGTGAAGAAATCGTCGTCAGCCTGTCTGAGACCGTCATCACTGGCGGGGGAGACGTCGCTGATTACGTTAGCGAATTACAGGCAAAACTGAAGGTAACTAAGGGTGAGTTCGACCGTAACAAGATTGAGAAGCGTATCGCTCAGATGAAAGCCCAAGTCGGTCAAATCCGTGTCGGTGGTAACACTGAAATGGAAGCCGAAGAACGCAAGTATCTTGTGGATGATGCTGTAGCCGCCACAGAAGCCGCTCTAAAGGACGGAATCGTCCCGGGTGGTGGAATGACCTACCTTCGCCTCGCAAACGAGCTACAGAGCTCTACAGACGGTGCAGCGCTGCTTAAAGAAGCACTCGAAGCACCATTCAAAGTCCTGATGACTAATGCTGGCCTTCGTTATGGCAAACAACTACAAGCACTCGAAGGGCTTGAGTACGGCACTGGTTACGATATTATGGGCGATCCTGAAACCCCTGTGAACCTAAAAGAACATGGGATCATTGACCCCGTCATGGTGATTAAGCAGACCATCACCAATGCTGTATCTGTGGCTGGGTCTGCCTTAACTACGGGCGTACTAATTACTAGAGAAGAGGAAAAAGATGACAAAGAAGAGGATTAACAGTGTTGGATACTTTTCAGCATACTACCGTGGACTTGAATGTCTGCTTAACATGTGGCCGGAGATTAGGCGGGGTGTTCCAAACGCCACGCTCGACGTCTATTACGGGTGGGAGTCTTGGGTTGGCCTCGAAGGTGAGGATGACTTTTACCACCGGATGTGTGCCAAATTCGAGGAGCTCAAATCTGAGGGTGTCACCGTTCACGGACGTGTCTCGCACGAAGAACTTGCTAAGGCCATGAAAGAAATTCAGGTCTGGGCCTACCCGACTGAGTTCCAAGAAATCCACTGTATTACAGCCCTGAAAGCCCAAGAAGCTGGCTGCTACCCTGTTGTAACCGCTGTAGGTGCCCTGAAAGAGACCGTCCAATGTGGCGATAAGATCAGGACCCAGAAGATTTACACTGACCAGTACAAGCAGGAGAAGTTCGCAGCCGCAGTCATCTCCGCATTAAAGGAAAAGAAAACCGGCACACCAGTACCAAACGTAGACTGGGCAGATGTCGCAAAACAATGGGACGCAGTAATCAAGGAGAAACAAAGTGTCTGAACGCACCGCTAAACGGCTCCGTCGTGAAAACGCCGGACAACCCGAGAAACCAAAACAATACTTTAAGCCCTTCACTATTCCACTTCCTACTGGGGAAATCAAAGATGGTGAAAAAGTCATGGTAGACACCTATATCCCACGCACTCAGAAGCGTAAGGCTATGCGGGCTATGATGGCTGACATTCGGAAAGGACGTCTCTATGGTAGGCAACAACAAAGAAAAGGACTTTAGTCTTGAAAACTATGAAGGATTTTATGAACATCACTTTTTTGAACCGATTAACGAGAAACACGCCTTCGACATCCACGAGTTTATCCCTCGCTTCGGATGGGCCTTTGACCAAGTTGAAGAGCTTGCGCCTAAGACTCTACTGGACCTTGGTTGCTTGGATGGTTCATTTGGACTTACTGTGGCAAAGCATCTTAACGTCAATGTTACTGGCGTCGATCTCACCGTTGACGGAGTGGAAATTGCAACAGAGAGGGCAGATCGTAACAACCTCCCTGCCAAATTCTACCAAGGCACCATTGAAGACTTCCTCGTCCAGCTCGCCAAAGAAGGCAAGAAGTTCGACATCGTCACCCTCTTTGAAGTCATCGAGCACGTCAAAGACGTCAAGCAAGTCCTCAAGCTAATTGACGGTGTACTAGCCCCCGGAGGCTCTGTCCTTGTCTCAACGCCCGACTTTGAAGGTCCAACCTATGGTCTGGATGACGAGCAGAACAAGTGCCACATCCGCCTTTACACCATAGCTGACGAAGACTATTCACGTGAAAACAAGTACGGGCATGTAAGAAAAGCAACATCTATGTCTAAAGAGGTGGGCAAAGACCGTATTCAAGAGATGGTCATCCACAATCAGCTCATCAACGTCCGGTACGAATAGGCTTGCCAACATAAGGATTTTAGGGTATAATGTAGGTAAATGAAGTGACTCACGAGTCATACTTACAACACCCCAAAACAAAAAGGAAATTTAATGGCTAAGAAAAAAGAAGACAAGTCCACTACTGGTACAGTGTGGCAGGAACGCTTCGAGAATCGCAAGATCAAGCAACGTCAAATGTTTGAAGATGCCAAGAAGTACTACGACATCATGTATGCCACGCAGGATACACAGAAAATATCACCGTGGAAATCTAAAGTATACGTTCCTATTCTCGCCAGCAAAGCTTGGGACCTCATTGCCCGCATGTCTGACGTTGTACCACTCTTTGATGTCGTCATCAAGAACGAACTAGAACTCGGTGAAGACGGCAACTTCCAGAAGAGCCAAGGCGTCGAAGAGCGTGAACAACGCATCGAAGCTAAACTCCAATATGACTACCAGTGCGGCCACGAAGAGCCTATGAAACTGAAGGTATTTGACCCATTAGTGGATGCAGTCGTAGCCGGTACAGGCTATGCTTATGCTCCGTGGATGTTCGAGGAAAAGAAAGCCTATGGCCGTCAATTTGACGAAATGGGTACGATGGACAACGAAAACACTGTCACCAAGACACAGTCTACCGGACACAATGGTTTCGAGCCTGTCAACTTCTTCAACGTCTTCCCAGCCGATGGCCCTAGCTTCTTCAAGATTCCTTACCTAATCGTCCGTGGCTACAAGCCTAAAGTCGAGATGGAACTAGCTGGCCTGTACGAAAACCTCGACAAATGTGACACCGGCCCTCGTGAACCCGTAGATGAGTTTACTCTCTACAACCAGTCCCGTGACCGTGTTCTGAACGAACTCGACATGGTCTCTATGGATGACACCGTTGAGATGATTACCTACTACGAGTGTTACGAAAAGACTGCTGATGGCATCAGCCTCACTACCTATGCTGAAGGTCTCGCTGACGAAGCTATTGACAGCCCTGACGATGCCCCTTGGGTAGCAATCCGACCTAAGAGTGTCCCTTACTGGCACAATATGTACCCAGTCGTACCATTCTACTGCCGTCGTAAGAGCTTCTCGCCATTCGGTGAGTCTCTGTTTGAGAACAACCGTACCCTCCAATCTGCTACTAACGACCTCTTCAACCACTACCTAGACAACTGGAACCTATCCATTGAGTCTATGCTGATGTACGAAGACGGCACCCTGACTAATGACTTCATCATTGAGCCGGGAGGTGAAATTACATTTACTGGTGAGCCACCTAAGCAGTTTAAGTTCCCAGAACCAAACCCAACCCAGCTATCGCTCGTCATGAACGTACTCGAAAAGGGTATCGACAACGCTACCTTTAGCCCTTACGCAGCTGGTAACCCATCTGACGGCAACGACAAGACCCAAGGCACCGCATATGGTGTTAAGTCTATCACCGAAGCCGCTACGACTAAGATCGGTTTCTTCCGTGACAACTTCAAGCAGTCCATGAAAATCATCGGCCGCATCTGGCTATCGAACCTACAGCAATTCTCTGATGACCCTGCTGAAATCCAGCGTACTCAGAATGGCAAATCTATCCCTGACGTAGTCCTACCTAGCGATTACCAAGGTGAGCTCGAACTAGACATTGACGACGACTCGATGACCCCGCTTTCTAAGCAGGATAAGCTCGACGCCAACGACCGCTTTGTCAACACTATGCTGATGCTCCAAAAGGCATCTATGGCCCAAGCCCAAGCCTTCGCATCACCATCTGACATTACTCGGTTCAACTTCCATGAGATGGCAGAAGACACCGCAGAGCTAATGGGTAAGAAGGACTTCAATCATTACCTGATGGACAGTTCTACCCCGCCACCACAGCCACAAGGCCAACAACGTGATCCTAAAGAGCTACTTAACTTTAGCTACAAGGATGCCCCAGCCGACATCCAAGCACAAATAGAAGCACTGTACGGCTTCCAGCCGTCTTCATTACACGGCCAAGCAACTACTACGGCCGCAATGCAGCACGGAGTAACTCAGTCCCAGATACATAACGGAGACCCCACAGGGGCAAAATTAAATGGCACTAACCAACAAACAAATCCAGCAACGGGTGGACTGGCGCAAAGCTAATCCCGAGAAAGCTAGGCTTATAGGCTGGAGATATGAACTCAAAAGTCTCTACGGTATCACTGTGGAGCAATATGAAGCAATGCTTGAACTCCAAAATGGCGTTTGCGCTATATGTGGAGGTATCAATACACGTAAATTAAAGCTCGCTGTAGATCACGACCACGATACCGGTAAAGTCCGTGGCCTACTATGTGACAGATGTAACCGTGGCATAGGTCTACTAAGAGACTCGAATAACATTACTAATGCACTCAAATACTTGGAGGAAAACAAATGAACGAAGACAATAACCAACTGTCGCCGGACCTAACGCAGGAGGAGCGCCAACGCCTCCGTCTGGAGCTACAGCTTAACGAAGCTGCCACGGCGGAGAGGTTCTTTGAATCCGCTACTGGTAAACTATGGACCGAGATAGCAACCTTTGAGATTACTCAAATTACTCGGGACATTACCTCAGAGAAATACCGCAAGGACCCGACGGGCTATAACAACGCCCTGTCGGACCTCCTCGCCTACAAACGTATCCTCCGCAAAATGCAAGTAGCCGCTTCCCCCGAGCGGGCAGCTAAGATTCGAGAGAAATTAGATGAACCCTCAGAATAATGTTGACAACTCAAGTCAAGTAGGTTATAATGAGGGTACAAATGTCGAAAATGAATTCGTCGATCTCGTGGCTATGCCACCACTCAACGACT